ATTCAATTCCCATTTCCTATGACCCATGTAATATCTGAAGATGTCATAGGAACTAATACGCTGAAGAACCGTATCTACAGTTAATTCAATCTTCTTTTTTCCAACTATTGCCATTTCTTACATTTTTCGTAGAATTTATACATTCTTGAAATTTACTATACTTTCTTATAAGAAAGATATTAGAATCTGAATACATCAAATTATATAAATCTATACAATTTAGTCTTCCGGTTATTCTTACATAATAAACATTGTTCTTGTGATGTTTAGTTTTTCTACATTTTATTCCTTTACTTAATAAGTAATTAAGTAGACCTTCAGTAAAGTTCTTATTTCCGGCTATACTAACTTCCCACTTATTTTTTGAGTATCCGTATATACCGCCGTCTCCATCAAAATATCCTCTAATAAAATGACTTATCAAATGCTCGTCTATGCAGTGAGGAAAATTAATAGTTAGCGATTTATTTGGAGTAATTCCTAAATTTAGTAGTTGACTCTTTATTCTTGGAGAATTAATTACCATTATGTATTGATTTCTCCTATAATATTCTTTCTCCGCTTCCTTAAATCCTTTTATCTTTCCTCCTTTCAATAATCGTAATGGTTTTGTCGATTCTATAAATACAGAGAACTGTTCTAATATGTATTTATCTTCTTCTTGTAAAGATATTTGTACAGCATTACTTGTACTTGATATATATCCATCTGCATAAAGTAGTCCTAGAAAGTATGATTTATCTTCTGAATCAATCTTCTTGAAATATTTATCATTCAATTTATACTTTCTGTTTATGACAATGTGTCTGTCCCTTACTCTATCTTTTCCATAAATTTTATTCAAATACATGGCTACATTAGAAGGATACATATTCAACATTTTTCCAATTTCTACAACACCGCATCCTTTTTCATAAAGATCTTTTACCTTTTCTATATTCTTCATATCCGTAATTTTATACAAATATAAGTAAAAACGTATATCGTTGTTACTATATGCGGTATATATTTTATCCTTCAATTTATATCATAAGTAAAATAAAAGAGCCCTCCTTGTTTAAGGGAGGGCTCTGATTAACAACTAACTAGTAAGAACCGTCATCTTCAGCGATGACTTTTGTCGATGCAGCCATGTTTTTTGCAGAGTCATACAATTCAATGTCCCTCAGTGTATAAAAATCTTTGCATCCATATTCAGGATGCGTCACCTTCATCACGAACTTCTCATGAGGTTTAGTGCTCTTCTTTGTAAGAAGACCAGCTTGCACTTCAGGGTTCATATAATCAATTGCCCTGAAGAACTTAAGGTTATAGGGAGACAGGAAAGCACTGTTATATATCCTCTGATACTCACCTACTCCACTTTCCTTTTCAACAGTCTCTACGGTAGCAAGAACAACAACGTTGGCAGCCCATTCTCCGTTAATCTGTTCCCTGAGTTCTCTCACATTGCCTCGCATGAGCTTTTTCCATTCCAATTCAAGCACAGTTTCAGCATTACGATAATCAAGCTTGCTTAACCAAGTGCGAAGGAATTTATACAACTCCTCTTCACCACTATAGGCAACACGATAAGTCCTTTCCTTAAACCAATCAGGAAGATCATCAGGATCGGAAGCCCACGAACAATCTCCCACGGTATTAATATATTGCTTCCTCGTATTGTCCTTATTCTCCCTTTCCTTATCTTCCAGATAGAAACTCACCTTGAACTTTTCATTCACTTCAGTTTCATCATCACGCTTCCTTTTCTTGACTTCCTCCATCCAAACATCAACGCGGAGATAGGTGTTTCCATCCTTGCTCTCGCCAAGATATTCCAATTGCTTACTGTCCTCTTTGGGAGCCCAGCCTAACAAGGCCTCGAATTCTTCCGCCGTAGGATTAATACCAATTACTCTCACCTCTACTAAGCCAACATACTTGGGCTGTTCAAAGTTTCTTTCTTCTCGTTGTTTTCCACCAATTGCCATAATTCTTTACTTTTTTAATTATAATATTCATTTATATCTCCAAATAAAACCTTTAAATGTTCCTATTTTATTTCTCTTAATCGCATTACTTAATGATGATTTTCTACAATCAATAGATAAAGCAGCTTCTGTAAGAGACTTAAATGATTGTATAAGATTTTCATTCATATCATATTGTAACACTGTCTTAGAAAATTTAATTTTAGTTGTTTCTAAACAAGGTTTTCCTTTATTAATTTCAGATAATTTTCTTTTAGTTTCTTCAGAGACTATCTTACCCTTATGAGATTTACTAATTCGTTCTCTTACATCTTTAGGACGAGGAACCCCTCTCAATTTGATACTTTTTATCTTCTGACATTCTTCTGAAAATATCTGATTGTTATTTCCATCTCCACCATCTGTCATGTTCTTCAGATTAAACCCATTTTCCTTAATATGCTTTATCCAATATCTCTCTTTCTCTTGCCAATTATCTTGATTTACTTCTTCTAATACATCTATGAAGAACTGTCTATCTTCTCTGATTTGTTTATTTAACCACCTATAGAACCAAGTATCATATCTGAATCTATCTCTATTCAAGTGTTGTTTTACTCTTAAATCAAGATTCTTAGCCTTTCCTACATATATAGGAAGCCAATCCTCATCTGAAAATACATATATACAGAACATTAACTATAAATTGTTTCCCAATAAGTTTCTATCTCATTATCATCATTTACTTTTGATATAAGAATTCTACCTTTTAATAGAGGATTCCTACTTCCAGCAACAATACTGTCATTAATTACATCAAAATTCAGATATCTTTCATTGCCATCAGCTACAAGTTTAGCAAGAGCGGTTACCTTAGAAGCAAATATGGTTTTAAGTTTTCCTGTCAGAGCTATCTCACTGCCTACCACTTCTTCTTTACCTCCAGCATCTTTGATGTACTTATCAGCAATATGACCAGCATATATTCTATAAGGACTTATTTGCCTAAAGAACTCTACCTGCTGTAAGAACCACCTTCTCGTATACTGATATCCTGCACCATCAGGAAGAGTAAGAACAGATTTCCATTCAGGATCATTGTATTCAAGTTTTTCTCCGTCAGGTACACCATTCTTACGATTGAATTTTTTTCCTATGATACTATTCATATACATAAGGGTAGCACCAAGTTCAGACAAATCATCCAAATCAGTAAGACCATCTATGATTAGATAGTCATATTTACCTTTATTATCAAGTAAGAGTTTACGATAGGAAATATAATTCTGATAACTATCCCACCTGTCATCCTCTTGAGAAGTATAAGTGCTAAGTTTTCTGGAAGGAATATATTCATATCCCCCCTTTTCAAGATCTAACACAATTGCATTATGTGTCGTAGTAAAATGTCCAAGAATAGCACTCTTACCACATTTCGGAATTGACACAATTACAAGATCCCTTGGAGCTGTTATAATCGGCATAGTTATATCATCTGGTAACATAATTTCTTTTTTCATTACATCGGTTCTATTTATTATTATTTGCTACATATTTACACATTTTTATGAAATAATCATTTGGATAGTTTGTTTTCATTTTGTTTAAATCTTTATGTACCCACTGAATATTATCAAGTGTGTATCCTCTACTGGAATCAATTCTGTCTAGAGAGGCTGTCATGGTCTTCAATTTTTTATAATTTCTTTCAATCCTTATTGACAATCCAGATAGAGCACACTTACCATCTTGTTCAATCCATTTATTCCATATATCTTCTTTAGTGATGCTAAATTCAAGATTTCTTGACTTTGCTCCAGATTTACAACTCTTAAAGTATACAGATGATATTCCTTTGTATCCTTGATAATTGTATGCACCATTTATTGTCTTATAACATTGACATCTATATACTCCGAATGTCCACTTAGCTTTATAATATTCCTTCCCACAATTTTTGCATCTTACATGATAGTGCCACTCTTTCCCCTTTTTTATTGGATTAAGAGATACTACTTCCACATTAGAAAACTCAATTCTATCCTTATATATAGGATCTTCTGGATTAAATGTTTCAGGTCTTGACATAACTACTCTCATCATTTTAATTATAAAGATAATCAAATTTCCTCAGAAAACATTATCCTTTCCGAAGGAATTACATTACTTTTAAGATAATTTTCAATCGTTTTAAGCTTATCCATTGCTCTTTCAACAGCATCTTCCTTTTCTTCAATAAGATTGCCTGCATAAGTGGTAGTTCCAGCCATTTGCACACCATCTACAAAAGTGGCGTAATACACGTCACCATTCTCTTTAATCTGTTTAATTAATTCTACTTTCATAATTATTATTTTTTATATTCATCCTAATATTTCATCATATTCTTCCTGTGTAATATTACCTTCATGCAGATTAATTTTAGCACGAAGTATACATATCAAATCATCTACTTCATCCCCACCCAGAGATATATTATCCTCTTCATAATCATCTTTATATTCAAGAATGATTTGCTCTAATGTTAAATTCATCCAGCTCATAAATATTTAATTTTATTCTTGTCAAACATAGCAAGGCTCTTCTTCAGCCATTCCAATTCAACAGGC